TTTGCTTGTCATATTTTTGCCATGCTTGTCGATCACATCGCCACGCGCGCCCAAAATCTTTTACTGCGTAATCAATAATCATCTCTACACCTAGCGCATTAGCGTTGGCTACTAGAGCCTTAATAAATATCAACGCATCTTTGCGGTTGGCTTTTTGATGTTTTTCAGTCATGCGGTTTGAGGCATCCCACGCTCGACCAGTGGCATGCACCGACATTGAGCCGGGCTTACCGCGCATATCTCGTACACCCCAACTGCCGTTATTCCAGAGCGCGCCATTGGCATATTTAATGCTTTGGCGTATTACCTCATCCATGCCGGCACGTGGGCCAGCAGCAGCGCCGTCACTGTTGCCCGTGTACGGCTTAGAACCAATGACTTTAGGGTTGGCTGGTATTACTGCCATTTTCAGGTTTCTTTTTAAGGCCGTTAGCGGCAACAAGTCCAGACAGTGTGCCAGTCATAAAGATTGACAGCGTTTTAAGTAGGTCAATAAAGGCTGCGTCATTGGGTGATTGCTCTAAAGGCTGTGAGACAAACAAAAGACCAAAAATAAATCCAATGACTGTAAGCCCGAAAGTTACTGCAATAGTGCAACCAACAAACACGATCATGCGAGCGTGCAGTAGTTCTATTTCTGCTCGATCTTTAGCCATTAGCGTGCTCGCATCTGTCGGCTGTTGTGCATTGTATTAGTGCGCTGTTGCGTACAGTTTTTTTGCCTGCGTTGTTTCGTGTTGTTTCGCAAGCGGTCAGGATTAGCGCGAACACAAAACTAAGGAATAGTAATTGGTGGCGGTGGCGGTACAACACAAGCACCATTCTCTACATCCCAGCCAATAGCGCATGGATTTTCATCGGTGTATTCAATCCATTCGCCGGGCTGTTCTGCTATCCATGCGGCGTCAGCCACAACTACATTAACGACTATGTCGTTTTCTACTTGTGCGTAATTTGCCATAGTTTTTATACCTCGTAAGTAATGTAAATGTAACCTGTACCGCCTGCTACGCCGTTAGGCGTTCCAGCAGTGCCGCCATTAGCGACCGTTACTGTAATACCAACACCTGCTGTGACTGCGCCACCTGCTGTAATAAGTGCGCCGTTTTGACCAAATGCAAAAGAATTAGCAGTACTTGAAAGACTTCCCGCGCCTTGTCCGCTGTTTGCTGTTCCCGCAATTCTTGCACCAGCCGTACCAGACATTGTATAATTGGCTGGGCCGCCACCTGTTGCACTTACCGTGCCACCAGCAAACGCAACCGATGAAGTACCGCCAGTACCAGCACTGTCACCAGCACCGCCGCCGCCAGCAAGAATATATGCAACCGCATAAGTGACGCCTGCAGGCGGTGTAAAAGTTCCGCTTACTGTAAATCGTTCTACATTTGTTTGAGTTCCCACATTAGACCAAGCGCTTCCCGTATATACCTGAAGTTTTCCAGTACTTTCAAGATAGCAAAATTGCCCTTGTGCAAGCGTCTTTTCACCTGCACCACCAAAAGCCGCGTCACGCGTAACAGTAGTTGCAAAAACTGGTACGCCAGAGTTAGTGATATTAAGATCGGCGGCAGTCAAAACTTCGGCTGCGACATAGACCGGTACTGTTGTTACTGCGTTCGCTCCCATAGTGCTCCTTATCCTAAAACATTTTCTGCGTCAAGTGTGCCATATATCGGATCATCTAAAATTAACTGAAAAACAATGACAGTATTAGCAGTATAGAACGTGACTCGATGGCCACTGTTGATGTTGACCGCTATCTCAACACCCTCAACCGATAACTCTTGGGCTACCTCGCCACCAGTAATTGTGTTGGTAATTGTGATTGTGTCACCAATATCCACGAGCGCCAATGCCTCGCGTTGGGCTGTAGTAAGCATCAAGTAATCGGTTTGCACAGCATTAAACGTGGCAACTGGCTCACCCACAAGTAGGTACTCTGCTAGCGCCAGCGCGCTCGCATCGTTGTGCAGCAGGCTGTTAGTAATACTCACATTTTGGATGAGGTACTTGGCTTGACTTGCTGCGTCATCTGCGACCTCTGGACTGGTAGCACCTAAGTGTTGGATGCTGGCACGGTTGACGATCACATCAGCGTTGTAAATAATGCCTAACGAGTTGTAGGGGATGTTTGTGCCGTCATCGTGGAAGTCTGCAACACTGCCAGACAAGGTATTTCCAACACGAGGCTGACTGGTTAGATCGCCTGTTCTTGACATAAAGATACGGCCCTGCTCTGCCTGTTGTATTTGGTCAATATATGCCTTGACGTTTGTACCCTCTGCCACTGTGTATGCGGCAGCGCCGCCAAGTGTTTGCGTACCTGTTTCAATGTCACGGCTTAACGCAGGGTATGCAACCTCAGGTAAATCTAAAACGGCTGATAGTCGAGCACTAGATAGTTGCTCACTGACGTTGAACTCAGCCAACGCGGTCTGTGCTAGTAAATAAAAGTCATCAGCACAATAAACGCTAACTGTGTTTTGACCGCCTAACTCGTAGTTGTAATCGTATGACACGATCTGACCGACAAAGAGCGGTATAAAAGTGTTGCCAGTGTTGTATCTGCCAAACGACACCCGGCGCAAAGGCGCTAATGTGAACTGTCCAGCAGGGTCAACATACGGACTAGACGAGTACAAAGGGTTTAGTGTGCCACCAGCAAGACTGTCATTGAGGTTAAATGACATTGTGCCAGCGCTGAACTGATCACCTATATCGCGTCTGCCGCGTTTGATGTTGACATTGGTTGAGTATTCAAGCATTGGTGCAAACTCTGTAGTGCCGTCTAAAACGTATTGTGTATTATTGAGCACGGCGCGCGTTGGGTCATCAAGTACAAACGCATCAAGCATAAACCCTGTATCTATAAACAGTTCGTAATTGCCACTCTCAATAACTGATGTAGCCATCAGCCAACCTGAATGTTGGCAGGGCCAGCCGCACGATTGTATGCCCTAATGGCGTTAACTACAGACTCGCCTATCTCTGCGCTAGTACTAATACCGCCAGTGATGTTAATCATTATGCCTCGATCAATACCACCAGCGCCGGGTGTAGGTGCAGTGCTAATTGGTGTCACTGATGGGCCAGCAAGTGAGTCGCTAAACGATGCTGAGATGCCTTTAATGTCTGCGATCTTTAGACCTTTTTTAGCAAGCCGTTTCTGTGCCTCAGCAAACGCCGCCTCAACACCTTGCAAATATGATTGCGCGTTAGACACACCAGCGCCATACCACTGTTTGGCAGCCTGTTGACCAATGATTGCGGCAGCCATCTTGCTTGACTCAACTAGCGCGTTAGTTTCTAAAATTGCTGTAGAGCCACCTTTAATTAACTCGGCTGCGATGGCTGCACCAGACTCACCGCCAGCATCGAGCACCGCTTGCAATGCCTCTTGCGATAAGCCAAGCGTAAGTAACGTGCTCACATCCTTGCTATAGGTTTGGATGCCTTTAACTTGATCGCGCAAACCTTGCAAGAAACCTGTACCAGTTTCATCGCCTGCGTCTTTAGCATCCTTAAAACTAAACGCATCTTTAAGACCATCTGAAACACTGCTAGCAAAATCGTTAAACGCGCCTTGTGCATCTTCAAGCGCGCTTTGTGCAGATTTAAGCGCTGACTCCATGTAAGTCTTTAATGCGTCTGATGCTTTCTTAATTTTCTCTGCCATGTCATCTACAGCGCCACTAGTTTTAATTACTTTCTCGGTGACGTTTGTTAACTCTGGGCCTAGCATTGGGCCTAGTTGTTCCTTAAAATCTGTAGTTGATTGAGTAGCACTTTTAGTTGCGTTTTTGTAAACAAGAAACGCACCAGCCGCCACGACAAGACCGGCAGCAATAGCGGCTGCACCTACGCCTAAAGTAAGTGCAGTGTTAGCAGCAGCAGCACTGGCTGCTAAGTTCCAATTTAATACAGTGGTTACGGCCGTAACCGCGTTAGCAATAACCTGTGCAGCCTTAAACCCAATAAGCGCTGTAGAAATTGCTGCAATGGCCGTGCCAACCGCCAACATAACACCTACGTGATCGGCTGCCCAATTACCAAATGTTATGAGGTATGGCAATATTGTTGTAATGGCTGGCAACAACGCTTTACCAATTGCCTCTTTAGCCTCATCGAGTGCCACGTTAAGCCGCTTAAATTGTCCTTGTGCTGTACCAGCCGCCGTTGCAGCCGAGCCACCAAACGTGCCAGCCAACGCCGTCATCACGTCATCAAGCGATGCACCATCTTTGATCATCCCGTAAATCTCTGGTGACAGTTGTTTAAGAGCCTTAAAGTTGCCGCCATACGCTTTAGCAAGCGCGTCTGAAACGCCACCTAAATCTTGACCTGTGCCGGCTGAGATATCCATTGCAAGGCTAAGTGCATCTGTTGCCATTGCCACGTTGTTTGTGCCTCGTAACAACGATGCAAACGCTGGTCTAAGTTCCTCATCAGCAACACCAGTCGCCATTTGCATAGCGCTGATCTGTTTCTCTACTGAGGCAATCTGTGCATCTGTTGCATTGGTGACGTTGACCAGCGCGCGTGCTAGTTGTGCTTGTGCTGCCTCATCTGCAACGGCTGCCTTAATGCTGTACCCGGCTGCAACTGTAAGTGCACCCATTGCGGCAACGGCTGGCAAAAATGCTTTGCCTGCGATGTAGCCGGCACGTTGGCTGTTTGTTTCAAGAGCCTTAAGTTGCAAGATCGCTTTGTCAAATCCCTTGCCATCAAGGCTTGAGATGATTGGGATGTTAATTGCCACTTTGGGCCTCGATGTCTCTGCTAATTAGGTTCTCTACAGTCTCCACTATTTTACGCACTTTGTCTGTGACCACATCTTTGTTGCGCTCAACGGCAATGTCAATTGCGCGTGGCTCTGGCCCTGCCTCAGTGTCTAAGTTAGTTACAAATGTTGATGAGGTTTGACGGCCAGCGTGATCGTAGATCGCACCAGCAGCATCAGCCTGTTGGATAACCATTAACTGGTATGGCTTAGAGCCGTAAGCAACCTGCTCTGTGTATGTGCCCTGTGTGCCTCTGCCTTTAGGGCCACTAGGTATGCTGCCACGCTGGTAGTTGACGTATCGCTCTTTGCTTGCGCGCACACCAACCTTGACCTTGAACCCTGCCTGTACTGCGGTTGTTTTCCAATTTTTCTCGCGGCCTCGCACCATGCCAGACAGAGGCGCACCGTTGTTTAACGAGTTGTCAAAATGCGCGACCATTGATCGAGCCTCATTGATGATCTGATCGCCAGCGTTCTTAATGTCAATAGTTACCTGACGGCGGTAACGATTATCAAATGAGTTGAGTGCTTTTAGTGTTTGTTGTACTCCAGCAATGTTGACTGAGTGCACTGGCACGGCTGGCATTAGCGGCCGCCGCGCTGCTTGTTAAGTATCTCAATCACGGCGTTCATATCGTCTGCCTCAAATGTAATCTCTGACGGCCAGTAACCGGTGGCAACAACGATCTCTGCCAGCGCGCGCCTTACTGAGCCGTGACCGCTTTTGGGTCTTGTGTCTCCAAGACATCAATGCTCAAAAGTGTGGCAATGAATTGATCTAGTGAGCCGGGCACAGTAGTACCAGATGCACGAGTTGCCTCGTAACACAAGTAAGCCAAATCCTCAACGCCAATACCTGATGCCATCTCTGACGCTTTGCGTTTGTACTTGCGTTCCCATGCAACAACGGTTGAAAGATTAGTAACAACCTCATTTACAGTGCCATCGTTAAACGTGGCTTTAAGTCTTAATTGCATCTTGCCTCTTTCGTGTCGGGCCGTTGCCGGCGAGAATTAACTTGTAGCGACTGTGTACGCTCCACCAGTGAATACCAAATCGATCACATCGAGCGCGCCTAATTGACCGTTAACAATTGGCAAGGTTTCTAGGTAACAGCCTGTGAGTGTAGAAATTGGGTTTGTGGCGCTTGTAGCAGCGCTGGTTGGTTTGAGTGTGACCGTTGTGGCTGTGCCCACCAGCGCGGCAAGTGTCGCATATGTTTCTGTGGCGGCAAAACTATTCATAAGTGAAACTGTCAACGTGCTGTTTTCTAGACCACCAACATATGAGCGATTGGTTTTTCCAAAAGATGTGCTATCTAAACTCTCGATCACGCGAGTAAGTACAGCGGAATTGCACTGATCGGTAAGGTCAACAGAGTTGATCGTGATTACTGGGTTTGATAGGTAAGTGCTGGTGGCCATGTGGGTTACTCCTCGTTGGTGTCTTTAATAGGTTTATCAGATTTTGTAGTCTTATTGGTGGATTTGATAAACCCACCAGCAATTAGCGCCTCAACATTGATGCCATCGGCAGGCTCATAGGTATCGCCTACCTTGCCCAATTTTGGTGATGCAATAACGTATGCCATGTTTTTGTCCTAACTTTGTGCCTGCACATTGATGTTTAGATCATACGCTGCTAACTCGCTGCCACCGATGATGGCAATGGTTGGTCTGCCATCGGTAACACCTATTTGAGCGCTGACCACCTTTGCTGCCAAGTTCATCAGGCTGCGTTGTGCATCAAGATTGCCCGGCCCAAGAGTCAACAATCTGACCGGATATGAGAGGGTAAATACGGCACGGCTGAAACCTGTAAAAGATGGCGCGTCAATAAACACACAAGGCGGTGAGATATTGCGTGGGTCTGTTACTACCTGCAAGCCCGTAACGGCGCTGAGAGTGGCTGCTAACGCGTCTAGCGACTGATTGAAGAGATCGGTGTAGGCAACTGGTGTAGGCATTAGGCAACCTGTGCGCGGTTGACACCTAGCAGTTGTTTGATCATTGGGCTAAGGCCATTAGAGCCACCAGAGACCATGCCATCAAACGATGCAAAGTCTGTGACAGAGCCGCGCTGGCGATACAAGAAACCGCCATAAGCGCGCGTGCCTAGACCTACGGCCGTTGATGGCAGCACCGTTAGCGAGTCGTGGTAGCCAGCCTCTTGCCGTCTGAGATGACAAAACGCTGACGCGGCTGCTGCACACAATGTAAGAAACGTGGCATCAGCGGCTGTTGCTGTACCGATACCTAGCCAATCCTCAACATCGGTTGCAGACACCCAAGTGCACACTTGTGTATAAGTAATTGTGCCAGAATAGTCAACTACAAAATTGACGTTTGTACCGGTACACGCATAAATAATTTGATTGGGTCGAGGCTCGTTTACATTAAAAAGAAACTCGCCCGTAATTGAGTCAACGCCTGTGAACTCGTATTGAGGTAGGTCTAATACCTTAAACGTGCCTGCGAACGGACTAGCCAATCCAGTGACGGTGATGCTTTCGCCTATACCAATTTCTGTCGGCTCAAGCGTGCTGATGCACGCATAGTTGCCAATTAGTTGTTTGGTGGCGCTGGTGTAATTTGCCATAGCGGTCTAAGTCCGCTACAGACTAAGCGATTACGATGCCCTGAATGAACGATGACTTGGCAACAAATGTTGAAAAGTAACCGTAATAAGAGAACGTGCGGCTA